ATGCTAATCGGTTCAAATAGTGTGACATATCGCTAATACTCATTTTTCTAACCATTTTCTCGGTTAGATAATCGCCATCAATTTCTTCTCTCATTGCCTCTCTAAGTTCTTGTTTCCATTTTTTGTAATATAATCGTTTTTTCATTTCTTTCTTCCTTTCGTCTTCTTCAAATTCCAATTTTCACGCTTTAAGCGTCTGTTTTCGTTTTGCAATTTCAAAATAATATCCTGTTGTTCATTGATAATCTGCCCCATCTCTCGGCCGAGATGAATATATTCAGCTCACCAGTTGTCGATTTCTGCAAGTAGTTCTTCAATCATACTTCATCACCCACATATCGACGTCTACCGCATCCAACATAGATGTACTGGCTAGGGTCAAGTTCTTCTTGCTCCTCAGGCGGTTGCATCATATCTCTGTCATAATCAAACATGAGCATACACCTTTCCAAGTTCCAGAACTCGTTTCACATATCTGGCCTTGGATGTTAGCCCAAGATCCAACAATTCGTTTTTTTCTTCATGATTAGCCAAAAGCCATACACGGTTTTCAAGATCAATTCTCGTCATCTTCCTGCTCCGCTTCTTTATCTTCGTTGGTTTCAACTGTGATTTCTAGTCTCGTCATAGCTTCGTCTACTGACTTGCCGTCTAGGATATCCTTGAGCATGTGACTTACATCATACATTGTTTGAGCTTTTGCTGTACCTTTTTCGGTTTCTGGCATCAAACCGATGTCTTGTAGAGCTAGAAAAGTAAGGCTAAAAGCGTACATTTCTTTCTGAAATTGTTTTATTTTCTTGATTGTACGAATTGCTTTAAACATATTGTTCTCCTTTTTTATCAAAATTTTCTTTAAACTTGTAGGCAGCAAGCTCCTGCTTCAAATTGTAGTTTTCTTGCTCGAAAGCAAAGCGACGTTTGCGCTCTTCGTTCAGGTCATTCATAAGCTCTACCGCGACCACTCTCCAGTCAAGGCTCACTTCATGGATGATGCCCTCAAGACCGAGTTTTAATTTGGTAAGTAATTTCATTAAGCTACATCCTCCTCATTAGATCGCTTGTTCATGCCTAGAATGATGTCATAGTACGAATGACCAGCAGGGATGACATATCCTGTCAGATCGTCAACTTGAGAACCATCTGCCATGATGTTTACAATCCGTGGCTCCCATTCCTTTTTTACTTTTTTCATGATATAATTACCTCGTAAAGTATTTTGCTTAGTCCCTCAATGGAATTGCCGTTCCAGAGGGGCTTTTTTGTTATTCTCCTATCTGCTATAATAAAGCTAGAAAGGAGGTGATGTTATGCATGACCTAGTTATCAAGATGATTCTTGATGAGTACGGCATTGATAACTCTGAAAATTTGTCTAAAGCACTCGCCAAAGTCCTAGATGAATTTTCAAGAGATAGCCGTGTAGCTAGCAATCTGTCTAAGTCTATCAATGAGCAGAATAGACTTGCAGATAGAATGCAGGGGATTATTCGATAAGCCCCAGAACCATCTGAGCGTGTTTGCGAAAGACATTGGTTTCACTGTCATCCAGTGTTATGTCTTTTGACAAATTACGCTCTTTTTCGTTCAGTTGGTAGTTGTAAAGGCTGTTTAGCTCTTCCCATCCTTTTCGAGTTAAAGATTGTCTTAAGCTAATATAGCATTCGATGGCGAGCAGAGAAGCGTTACGGACGATTGCTCTCTCAACACTAGATAGTGCTCTCTCAACAACCTGCAGCCTCTGCTCAGATTTTTCTTTCTCGTTTTGAGTTTTGGCAATAAAGTCTGAGTAGGCTCGGTCAAACGCTTCTAAAATTTGAAGATCCACGGCCACGTTGTCTACTTCAAGGATATCTGGTGTAAATGTGACGGTGGCTTTTGTTTTTTTGTCTGCTGACATTTCTAATTTAAAATCAGTTACCCCTCTACCAAGCTCCCAGTCATTGATTTTTACTGAATAACCTGAAGAATTAAGAGATTGACCCTCAGTAGGTTCTTGCTTGGGTTTAATACTTAGTTTTAATTGCTTCATGTTCGCTCTTTTCCCATTTTTGCAAAGTCCTAAAATTGAAATTTCTCTCTTTTATTTATTAAGAGAAGTAGGACTTGTTGTTAGTTAATATTTATTGTTATTTAATACTTGTTGTTAGTTAATATTTGTTAGTGTAAAAAATTTGACATGAAAAAATTTGACATGAAAAAATTTGACATGAAAAAAACTTACATCTCAAAAAATGAATCACTAATCGCTTTATCAAGTCGTTGCAACATGATGTCAAACTGGAAATCAGATATTTTTCTATCCGAAAAAAATCGAAATACGTGACTTCCTCCACGGCCTGGAGGTTTTCGTCTAACTTGACGCAAATATCCAGCCTCTTCTAAGATTTTGAAATATTTACTAATAGTTGGACGACTAACACCTTTGCGCTTGGCTATTTCGTCTGGATAGACTTGCCAGTTGGGGTGATTGGCCAAAATAACCATCATGATGCCAACCGCTGTAAAATCCAGCGCAGGATCGTTGATAAAACTATTACTAACAGCTGTGTAGTCATCAGTTGGATTCCTGAAAGATAAACTGGCAATCCATATCTTTAAAGTTTGTCATACAGTCTCCTTTCTCTTCATTTATTTTCAATCACTTTCTCTCCTTCCTAGGCTGTTTGTTCCATTTCGGGAACGTTTTCGCTAAAAAAAATAGTGATTTTTTCCATTGGCAGTCCGAAAATCTTTGTAATTTTTGCAAGTTCGTCAGCACCAATAGAAACTAAGCCATTTTCACGTTTTGCGTATGGTGTACGTGATTTCCAACCCATTTTGTGAGCCACTTCATCTTGTGTCATACCACTAGCAATCCGTTCAGCCTTTAATCGTTTCAGATTAACTGTCATAACATGTTCTCCTTTTAGTATTATTCGTTCCCGATGTGGAACAATTTCATTATAACTCCAGTCGTTCCATTTTGTCAACTATTTTTTTGAAAAAAATAACAAAAAATGTTTTTTTGTGTTTCTCTTGTATTTGTTTGGGAACGATGGTATAATTAAATTATCAAATAAAAGGAACGAAGAAACATGAGAACTAATGACGAAATCATTTCTCTAATCCAAGAAGAAGCAAAAAAGAAAGGGATGTCTATGAGTGAGCTAGCTAGACGTGTTGGAATAGCTAAATCGACAATGTCTAGGTACTTCAATAAGACTAGAGAATTCCCACTCAATAAAGCTGATGACTTCGCTAGAATTTTCAATATTACTCCAGAATTTCTTTTAGGAATTCAAAAAGAGAATAAAGAAAAACCTGAAATCCTAACTATCTACAACCAACTAGAAGAACCTAGACAAGAGAAGGTCCTCGACTTTGCCAATGCTCAACTCGATGAGCAGGAAAGCTCTAAGGTTGCTTCTATCTTCGAGAAGGTAAGCAATGAAGATTATATCATTGACTACGTCGAGGGACTGGTTGCTGCAGGTCATGGAACGTTTCAGGAAGATAATCTTCACATGGAGGTAAGACTAAGAGCTGAAGATGTACCAGAAGAATACGATACTATCGCTAAGGTGGCAGGCGACTCAATGGAGCCACTCATAGAAGATAATGACCTTCTATTTATCAAGGTAACTAGTCAAGTGGATATCAACTCAATCGGCATTTTCCAAGTGAACGGCAAGAACTTCGTCAAAAAGCTTAAAAGAGATTATGATGGTTCTTGGTACTTACAAAGTTTAAATAGTGGATACGAAGAAATCCACTTGTCAGAAAACGACGACATCCGAACAATCGGAGAGGTCGTAGATATTTATAAAGTGTAGGGGTTCTGAATTTGGGAAAAATAGAAAACCTTGCCCTACTATCCGAGGCAACCGAACGGCTTATAAGTTTTGTAAAAGATAATCCCCATTACCATAAATGTTATGGAATGGGGCAAAGTCTTTTGAATTATGTTGAGCAGTTAGAAAGAGACCTACATAAAAAAAGGCGTCGTTACAAGACATATAATCCAGGAACTATAGTATATGTCCATTTTGGGATGAATTTTGGAGAGGAATTTTCAAAAACACATTATGCTATCACACTCTCTAAAAACGATAGGAAAGATAAGCGGACTATAACTGTTATTCCTTTAACGTCTAAACCAGGTAAAGATAAACTAAAACTTGATTTTGAATTTTCAAGAGAACTCTTTTATTTAACTTACGAAGTAGCAACTACGTCTGCTAGAAAGATAAATGACGAACTCCTAGAGGAAATAAATTCCGTTTTACCTGATAATATTGCACCTATCACTGATATAACAGATATGCCTTACTTATTCGAAAACATAGATAAGTACTACGATACATTGAAAACTGTTTATCAGAAAAAGAAAAAATCTACTGAACTATTAGAAAAAGCTAACGAGCAAATGGATAGATTTCAGAAGAGTTTAGAGAAGACGACTTACGCAGCCTTAGATTGCATAACTACTATTGATAAAAATAAAATAGAACCACGAACATCAGAAATTGATGTTTTATCAGCTACAGTTATCGGAGATAGGCAACTGAGAAAATTATCGGACGCAATTAGCGAACGGATTATATTTGACAATTAAATAGAAATTTTGATAAAATACAGTTGGATTACCTAGATGAACTCATCTAGTGCAAAATACGGCAGGTAGCTCCTGCCTCGGTCACAGCTGTACAATAATTGTGCAGCTTTTTTGATTACACAAACAAAAAAAGCCCCACGCTCAAAGATTGGACCCAGAGAGCGTGAGGCTAGCGACAAGAAAAACTTTTCAAAAGATATTACCTTTTGAGATGTTTTCTTGTACCCATTTTATCATTTTTTAGGAAATTTTGAAAGAGGTACTACTATGATAACAACAAATAAAGTCGCTATATATGTCAGGGTGTCCACTACCTCACAGGCAGAAGAGGGCTACTCAATCGAGGAGCAAAAAGCTAAGCTCTCTAGTTACTGCGATATTAAGGACTGGAATGTCTACAAGATATATACTGATGGAGGTTTCTCAGGTTCCAATACTGACAGACCAGCGCTAGAGGGACTTATCAAAGACGCTAAAAAAAGAAAGTTTGACACGGTTCTAGTCTATAAATTGGACCGTCTTAGCCGTAGCCAGAAAGACACGCTTTACTTGATTGAGGATATTTTCATAAAGAATAATATAGCATTCCTGAGCTTGCAGGAGAATTTTGACACCTCTACTCCCTTTGGTAAGGCTATGATTGGGCTCCTGAGTGTCTTTGCTCAGCTAGAAAGGGAGCAAATCAAGGAACGCATGCAACTTGGGAAAATAGGGCGTGCAAAGGCTGGGAAATCCATGATGTGGGCTAAGACGTCCTATGGATATGACTATCACAGAGACACTGGAACCATTACTATCAATCCAGCCCAGGCCGTGGCTGTCAAGTTTATCTTTGAAAGTTACATAAGAGGGAGATCCATTACTAAGCTGAGAGATGATCTAAATGAGAAATATCCAAAGCGTGTGCCTTGGAGCTATCGGGCGGTCAGAACCATACTAGATAACCCTGTCTACTGCGGTTTCAATCAGTATAAGGGAGAAATTTATCCAGGTAATCATGAGCCGATTATTTCAAAAGAGGAATATGATAAGACTCAATCTGAGCTAAAAATCAGACAAAGGACAGCAGCAGAGAATGTCAATCCTAGACCATTCCAAGCTAAGTACATTCTATCCGGTATCGCCCAATGTGGATATTGTGGCGCTCCTTTAAAAATTATGCTAGGTGTAAAGAGGAAAGATGGGAGCAGGTTAAAAAAATATGAATGCCATCAAAGACACCCACGAACGCTGAGAGGCGTTACTACCTACAACGACAATAAAAAGTGTGACTCAGGATTTTACTACAAAGACAAGCTAGAGGCCTATGTGCTAGAAGAAATAAGCAAACTACAAGATAACGCTGATTACCTGGACAAAATATTTTCAGGAGACAATGCTGAGACCATAGACCGTGAGAGCTACAAGAGACAAATAGAGGAACTATCAAAGAAATTGAGCAGACTTAACGATCTATACATAGATGACCGCATTACCCTTGAGGAATTACAGAGCAAGTCAGCCGAATTTATAAGCATGAGGGCTACTCTTGAAACTGAACTAGAAAACGATCCAGCGCTCAGGAAAGACAAAAGAAAGGCTGATATGAGGAAACTGCTAAACGCTGAGAAAGTCTTTTCAATGGACTACGAAAGTCAAAAGGTGCTTGTTAGAGGGCTTATAAACAAGGTTCAGGTGACAGCTGAGGACATTGTTATCAATTGGAAAATATAAATAATTTTAGTAACCTACATTTCTACCAGTGTGAAAGCTTTAACCTTAGCTTTTTTCAAGAATGTCATCATTTTTTTCATGTTAAAAATTTACCTCCATATTTTGATACATGGGCATGAGCATTGCC